CTGGATGAAGAACAAATCAAACAAAAGAAAAAACATTTAGAACATATATCAGGTGAAGTGATACCTACGATGTTATCTGAAATGGGTTTATCTTATCTAAAACTACAAGATGGTTCATCTGTAGAAGTAAAAACAAATTACAGCGCAACAATAACTCAAGCCAAAAAAGAGGAAGCGTTTAAATGGCTTCGTGAGAATGGGCTAGGCGATATAATCAAAAATGAGATATCCGTATCGTTTGGTCGTAACGAGGACAACAAGGCGGCTGATTATGCCGAACTTGCAAAGGGTCAAGGTCTCGAACCTCAGCAAAAACTGAAGGTCGAGCCTATGACTCTAAAAGCGTTAGTCCGTGAACGTATCGAGGCAGGTAAAGAAATGCCAACGGAACTTTTCAATGTATTCATTGGAAATAAAACAACAATAAAGAGGAAACAATAAACATGAGTGAAGTAACAAAGAAAAAAGAAAATGCAGTAGCTGCAGTTAATTTTGAAGCTGATGCAGGCCAAGGCTTAAACATGACGCAAGAAGATCTTGCGTTACCGTTTTTAAAAGTCTTGGGTCAATTATCCCCTGAGTGTAACAAGAGGGACGCTAAACATGTCGAGGGGGCAGAACCTGGCATGATTATAAATACCGTGACAAACGAGATTTATGATGGCGTGAAGGGGATAGATGTCGTGCCAGTGCACTACAAAAGACAGCACATCGAATGGCAAGACAGAGGTGAGAGTCAAGGTGCTCCAGTAAAAATATATGAAGCTGGAGATGATTTACCGTCAACTACAAGAGACAAGTTTAATAAAGATAGATTAGCAAATGGTAACTATCTTGAAAACACAGCTAGTCACTTCGTGGTTATACTTGGTGATAATCCAACAACAGCATTGATATCTATGAAAGCTACTCAATTAAAAGTGAGTAGAAAGTGGAACTCAATGATGATGGGTTTAAAGATGCAAGGTAAAAACGGTATGTTCACACCGCCAACATATAGCCACATTTATAAGCTAAAAACTGTGCAACAGTCTAACGACAAAGGCACATGGTTTGGTTGGGATGTGTCTAGAGTTGGACCTATTAGTGATCCGGGTATTTACAAAATAGCCAAAGACTTTGGAGCAAATGTTTCAAAGGGTGAGGTAAAAGTAAAACACGGAGAGCAAGAATCCAAATCCGATTCACCGTACTAAAGACTTCCATTGGAAGATAGGAGCCGGGGATGGGAGACTGGATCCGGCTCCGCAAAATAATTATGGAAAGATTTAGACAGATATTTACAGGTTTAGAGCGAGCGCATGGTTGTACCTATGTAGACAAGAAGGGTGCCGATGGACTCAAAGTCAAAGGCAAGTCATTTGTCAAAACAGAAATTGTAACAGATAAACATTGGGAAGATCATTTAAATGGTATTGAACCTAGTCTTGGTATCATACCTATCAATGAAAACAACGAATGTAAATGGGGATGTATAGACATAGATGTGTATGCAGAATTTAATCACAAGAAATTAATTAACAAAATAAAATCTATGGACTTACCACTGATGGTGTTCAATTCTAAATCAGGTGGCGCACATGTATTTTTATTTACAAAAGATTTTGTACCTGCAAAATTAATGAGAGATAGATTAATGTCTATTAGTGCTGTGTTAGGTTACGGTGGTGCTGAAGTTTTTCCAAAACAGATCGAATTAAAATCCAAAGATGATACAGGAAATTTTCTTAACTTACCATACTTTAATCATAAAAATACTGTAAGATACTGCTTCAATTCTTCAGGTGAAGCTGTTACACTTCCTGATTTTTTACAAAACGTTGTAGAGATAACTCCAGAACAATTACAAAACTTAGTTATTAAAAGACCATCTTCTGAATACGATGATGGACCACCTTGTCTAGAATCTTTGACAAGAGAGAAACTAGACGATGGTAGAGACAGAGTTATGTTTCAGTTTAGAGTATACGCTAAAAAGAAATGGCCAGAGTCATGGGCAGATAAGCTAGATGAATTTAATTACAAACACTTTATAAATCCATACAGACACGACGAGATAACAAAATTTAGAAAAGATAATAAAGACTATGGTTTTAAATGCACAGAGGAACCTATGTGTAATCACTGTGATAAACAATTATGTAAGACTAGAAAGTTTGGTATCGGGACTCAAGCTTTGTTTCCACCTTTGAAAGATCTACAAGTTGTAAAGACAGAGCCACCAATATACAGACTCAACGTAGATGGTGAAAGAATAGAACTGAAAGCAGAAGAACTACAAGAACAAAGACTATTCATACGAGCATGTATGAATCAGATCTATACAAAGCCACCAAAGATAAAACCAAAAGACTTTGATGAGATGATAAATCTTTTGATGACAAACAAAGAAGAAGTAGAAGCTCCAGCTGGATCTAGTATGATTGAACAACTTAAACAACACGTAGAAAACTATTGTTTAGGTAGAGCAACATCAGGTGCAACAAGAGAAGATCTAGAAGCAGGTAACGTTTGGAATAACAAAGGACACCATCACTTTGTGTTTAGTAATTTCTTTTATCAGTTTTTAGCAAGACACAAGTGGGCAGAGAAACCTCAGTTTACTTTGTACGTGTTGAGAGAACATTGTGGTTATGATACAGACTACAGAGTGTCACTACCAAAGAAAAAGATAAGTGTGATTAGATTACCAGAGTTTGAGAAAGAAGGATTTAAACCGAAAGATAGAGTCTTCAAACAGGAGGATGCGTTTTGAAAACTATTGTCTTGGGTCCACCTGGTACTGGTAAGACCACCACTTTACTTAATGAAGTTGACAAGTATTTAAAACAAACCGATCCTGATAAGATCGGTTATTTTTCTTTTACACAAAAAGCTGCGTACGAAGCAAGAGACAGGGCTATGTCTAAATTTAATTTTAGTGAGAAAGATCTACCATATTTTAGAACACTACATTCACTAGCGTTTAGAAGACTTGGTATACGTAAAGATGAAGTCATGCAACGTAGACACTACGAAGACCTAGGTAAGAAAGCAAATCTAATTGTAGATTATCACGAGTATGATAACGAACACACAGGACTATTTACAACTAAAAGTGATATATTACGTATTATACAATTAGCTAAACTACGTGGTATCACACCAGAAGAACAGTTTAATAAACAAGAACATACACAGTTAGTAGATATCAAAACACTAAAACAGTTTGCACACGATTTAGAACAGTACAAGAAAGATTATAACTTAATTGATTTTACAGACATGATTATAGAATTTGTTAAGTCAGATAGATCTCCACGATTTGATGTAGTTTTTATAGATGAAGCACAAGACTTATCTAGATCACAATGGGCTATGGCAAAATCTATATGGAACAAGACACAAGATACATTTATTGCAGGTGATGATGATCAAGCTATATTTAGATGGGCAGGCGCAGACGTAGATAGTTTTATAGCACAGACGGGAAAGATTGTGCAGCTGACACAGTCATACCGAATACCGCAGGTTGTTCACGATGTTGCAACAAAGATAGTAAACAGAATACAACATAGATTACCAAAAGAGTGGAGACCAAAAACGCAAAAAGGTTTAATTTCATATTATGATGAGTTTAAACAAATTAACATGAAAAAAGGTAATTGGCTAGTGCTAGCTAGAACTAGATTTATGTTAAACGAATTAGAAGAACAACTGTATTCACAGGGGTTGTATTACGAAAACAAATATAAAACAAACAAAGAACAAGATCTGTACAAGGCTGTAACAGATTGGGAAAATGTGCGTAAAGGTGTGAGTATTAATTACGATCAGGTAGAGCGAATAGCGTCTTACATGTCACAAAACCATTTTGAAAAACAAGCTTTGAAGTACATGAACAAAGATGCAAACTATGACATGGCTGGACTGAAAGAACGAACATGGTTGAAGACAGACAAAATTTGGTACGAAGCTTTTGACAATGCTCCTAGTAGGAGTATAAGATACATTAGAAGGATGAGAGAAAACGGTGAGAAATTAAATTCAGCTCCAAGAATATCATTGTCTACAATACATGGAGTGAAAGGTGGTGAGCAGGATAACGTAGTTCTCCTGACAGACCTATCAAGAAACACGCAAGTCAACTACGAAAAAAATCCTGACGATGAAAATAGATTGTTCTATGTTGGTGCAACCAGAGCGAAGAATCATTTACATATTGTCAGACCAAAAGATACTTATAAAGGATATAAAATATGACAGATATAAATATGTTTGATAAAGCGAAACCACAGAATAAACAGATAGGTGGATCCCATTATATGTATTTTAACATACAGCCATATGAGTTTATTTCAAAAAATAATCTTTCATTTTTTCAGGGCTGTGTTGTGAAGTACGTTTGTAGGTACATGCATAAGAACGGTGTAGAGGATCTTGATAAGATTATACACTATTGTGAATTAGAAAAGAAAAAATTAGAGGACACAGAAAAATGAAAATAACATTTAAACCACAAACAGAGTGGTTACCACCACAAGATTTTCCTGATCTATCAAAATATGATGAGATCGCAATCGACTTAGAAACAAAAGATCCAAACCTAAATGACAGAATGGGTTCTGGCTCTGTTGTAGGTGTTGGTGACGTGGTAGGTATATCCCTGGCAACAAGTGATTGGTGTGCATATTATCCTATCGCACATGAAGGCGGTGGTAACATGGATCGTAAAATGGTTCTTAAATGGTTTCAAGATCAGATGAGATCGCTCTCTACAAAAGTATTTCACAATGCAATGTATGATGTGTGTTGGTTGAGAAGTTTAGGCATACATGTACACGGTAAGATTGTAGATACAATGATAGCTGCATCTTTGGTTGATGAGAATAGATTTAGATACGATTTAAATAACTGTGGTAGAGATTTTGTAGGTAGAGGTAAAGATGAAACAGCATTATACGAAGCTGCAAAGTCTTGGGGTGTAGATCCAAAAGCAGAAATGTACAAACTACCAGCCATGTACGTTGGAGCTTACGCGGAGCGTGACGCTCAACTCACACTGGAGTTGTGGCAAGAATTAAAAAAAGAAATAGTACATCAAGATATAGAAAATATATTTGAAATGGAAACTAAACTGTTTCCTGTGTTGGTTGACATGAGATTTTTGGGTGTACGTGTAGATGTAGACAGAGCAGCCACAGAAAAACAAAAAATGGTTGAAGAAGAAAAAAGATTATTGGATGGTGTATATTCTGAAACAGGACAAGAGGTACAGATCTGGGCAGCAAGATCTATTGCAAAAGTATTTGATAAGTTAAAACTACCCTATGATAGAACAGCAAAGACACAAGCGCCTAGTTTTACTAAAAACTTTCTAGCTAATCACCCACACAAGATTGTGCAAGCTATTGCGAAAGCAAGAGAGATCAACAAAGCACACACAACATTCTTAGATACAATATTAAAATACTCTGGCAAAGGAAGAATACATGCAGAGATAAACCAACTACGTGGTGACAGTGGTGGTACGGTTACAGGTAGATTTAGTATGAATAATCCAAACTTACAGCAGATACCTGCAAGGAACAAGGATCTCGGACCACGGATAAGAAGTTTATTTATACCTGAAGAGACCTGTAAATGGGGCTGCTTTGACTACAACCAACAAGAACCAAGACTTGTAGTTCACTACGCAGCATTACAAGGTTTCTTTTCTGTAGAAGATGTCGTTGATGCATACAAGCAAGGTGATGCAGACTTCCATAAGATTGTAGCAGATATGGCCGGTATACCTAGAACACAAGCTAAGACGATCAATTTGGGTCTTTTCTATGGTATGGGTAAAAACAAATTACAAGCAGAGCTGGGTGTAAACAAACTACAAGCAGAAGAATTATTTAAACAGTATCATACAAAGGTGCCTTTTGTTAAACAGTTGATGGATGCAGTGATGAGCAGAGCACAGCGTAAAGGTAAAGTTAGAACGTTGCTGGGTCGACTGTGCAGGTTTCATCTATGGGAACCAAATCAGTTCGGTATCCACAAGCCATTGCCTCACGATGATGCGCTCGCGGAACACGGACCAGGGATTAGGAGAGCATATACAT